CGGGACGGACCTGGGCCCTGGTAGACACAAGGGAGAAAGAGCCGTGTCAGTCGAAATCCGCACAACTGAAATTCAAGGCCACAAGTATGAACTGACCCTGTTCGGCGCAAAACAGGGTCAGCGGGTTCTGGTTCGCCTGGGGAAGTGCCTGGGCCCCGCCGCCGCGGCGATCCTGGAAAAAGGGTCCAAGGGCGGGATCCCGGAAGCAATCCGCCTGTTCGTCCAGTCCCTGGCCCCTGAAGACCTGGACTTTCTGACAGACCAGTTTGCGGGATCCTGCAAGCTGATCCTGATGATGACCACCGCCGCAGGTCCCCAGCCGAACCCCCAGCCGCTGGCGAATCTGTACGATCACCACTTCGCGCGCCGATATCCGGCCATGTTCACCTGGCTGGCGTGGTGTATTTCGGAGAACTATTCCAGTTTTTTCGGCGATCAGGGTATCGGCGCGTTGTCCGCGCTGGTCCCGGATCTGTCAAAGTTCCGATCCCCGAAGGACTCGACTGGTTCTTCTGGCGAATCGTCACGGACACCCGAATCACCGCCAGCCTAAGAGAGATAGAACAGGACTGGACCCTGGATGACGTCCTTAGCGCACACATGGCCCTGGACGCGTTGGATGAAGCGGAATCCCTAGCAGCGGAACAAGCGCGAAGACAGGCCCAAACCCCCAGGTGATCACGTGGGCGCATTGAGAGAAATCCTAGCTAAGTTCGGGTTCGATGTTGACGAAAAGAACCTGGACAGGGCTAAAGAGAAAACCGACGCATACGCGGATCAGCTAAAGGAAGTGGCCGGGGTCCTTCTGGGGGAACGGCTGATCGCAGGTGTCAAAGGGTTCGTCACTGAACTTCAGGCCCAGGGGGACGCGCTGAATGACTCGGCGGACCGCCTGAACGTCAACGTGATCGAATTGCAGCGCTGGCAACTAGCGGCCAAGTTCGCCGGGGCCGGGGCCGAAGACCTGAACACAGGTCTGAAGTTCTTGCAGAAAGCGATCGGTGAAGCTGCAAGCGGGGCCGGGGACGCGTCCGCCACGTTCAAGAAACTGGGTGTGGACATCAAAGACGTGGACGGGAAGCTGAAACCCGCTAACGAAGTCCTGGAAGATACCCTGATCGGTCTATCCAAGATCCCAGAACCGGCCGAACGTTCCGCCGCCGCGATCAAGCTACTAGGCCGCGGCGGTGGGACTTTGCTACCGCTGATCAAAGACGGGCCGGAAGGTCTGGACCAGTTACTGGGGAAGCTAGAAGAACTGGGTGGGGGTCTGGGACAGGACACACTGGACGTCATTGGACAGGCTGGGGACCAATTCGATGAATTCGATTTCGCAGTAACCAGCCTGAAGTCCAGACTGGCGGTCAGCCTCTTTCCCACTCTCAACCAGTTGATCGGCTGGTTCACTAAGATCACGGTCCAGTTCGGACAGGCCGCGGACGGAACGCACGCTTTCCAGGCAACGCTGATCGTGCTCGGGGCCATTGCCACGAAAGTGGCGATCGGGATGTATGCTAAATACCTTCCGATCGTGGCCCTGATCGCGCTGGCGATCTTGCTTGTGGATGACCTGATCACCTTCTTTGAAGGTGGGGACTCAGTAGCTGGCAAGCTACTTGATAAAATCTTCGGCGAAAAAGAGGGAAAGTCAATCGCCGATCAAATGCGCCAGGACATGAAGGACCTGGTCAAGGAAGTGGACAAGGCCGATTCGATCGGGGACAAGATCGAAGTTGTATTCAGCACAATCGGCGGATCGATCGTCAAGTTCTTCGTGGATGATGTTCCAGAATTCGTCCGCCGAGTCTTCGCGGACCTGACAGGGATCACCACGGACGCGGGGGCTGGGTGGGAAAACATCTTTGACGATATCTTCAATTCGATCCTGAACGCGGCCACGAACTGGGTCCTGGACCTGGTCCGCGGGATTGTGGACGGGATTTCGAACGGGCTACGGGACAAGTGGGACAAGGTCAGCGAAACGTTCAAGGAACTGGCAAAAGGTCTGATCGCGGACTTCAAAAACGTGTTCAAGATCAAGTCCCCGTCCCAGGTGCTTTATGAGCTGACAGGCTACATCCCGCAGGGTGCGATCAAGGCACTTGCGGACGCCACACCGAAGGTCCGCGCCCAGGCTCAAGAAACGTTCGGG